TTAAGCTATTTGATAGCGCATTTTTTCGAACGGCTTTTGTGTTTTATGGATGTAGTAGGCGATTTTGGCGAGTTTGCGCATCAAAGCAACAATGACGATCATTTTAGGCTTTTGAGATAAGTTTTGAACTAACTTAGGAAAGGCTTTAATTCGATAGGCGACAAGCGCGGGCATAAACAAGGCGCGTTTAAGCCGGCGGTGACCGTAGCGGCTTAATCTGCCTTTTTTATTTACGCTGGTTCCTGATTGTTCAATGCGCGGACTTAATCCGGCGAATGATACGAATTGGTTGGCCGTCTTAAATTGTTTATCTGTGAGATGATGGAGCAGGATTGCAGCAGTATCTTTGCCTATACCGGGAATTGTTTGCAGATTTTTGTAATGCATATTCAGGCTATCTTGTTGCTGAATCATGAGGTCTATTCGCTTGGCCGTTTGGTCTATCTGTTTGGCCAAGAGCAATATGATTGCTTCGTGTGTGGCACGAATAAAGGCATCTTTTGCGGCGTGCAGTCTATTTTGACTTTCGTTTTGCTGTTGTTTGAGTTGCTGAAGCAGGCTTATCAGTTTGTACAGGGTTGGATTTTCAGACGGCTTGAACGGCGTGAGTTTGTCTAAATGGCGTTTTGTGTATTCTGCTATCAGCCTTGAATCGGCTTTGTCGGTTTTTGTGTGGCTGAACTGGCTTTTTGAGTATTCTTTAATTTTCAGAGGATTTATAACGAAGACTTGATAAATTGTACTGAAATAGTCAGCAGCTTCTTCGTAATAAATGCCGGTTGCTTCCATGCTGATACTGATTTTGCGGATACGTTTGGATCGTATCCAGTCATTTAGTTTTTCGAAACCTTCGCAGGCATTGGCTATTTTAATATAGTCTACTTGGCCGCTGTTTCTAAGCAAAGTTACGTCTATGGTGTCTTTGGAAATATCGAATCCTATTACATTCATTGCATTTTCCTTATGATTCAGCCTGTTTGCACGGCTATGATGGTATTCAATCTTTAGGATAAATGGGCGATTCGGCATTTCTTTTGTGCAGCTTTTTGCTTTGGCCGTTTTACTGCCTAAACCTCCCAGGCTTTGTTTTGCGCTAAACAAAAACCTGTAAGCCGTCTAAATCAAACGGTTTACAGGTTTTAGCTTATAGAGAAAATGCGGACAATAGCGGGAGTTCCCGCACCCCGTGCTACTTTTTACCATATTGATTCCGCCTTTAGGGCTACATCAACACAGTAAAAAGCAGCTTGATTAATTAGATCCGACAGTCCCTCCACGTTGCTGGAATTGTTCCCCTGCCTCTACATAGCCGTCATACATGAGATTTTGCGGAGATTTTCCGCCAAGTGCTAAAACTTGACTATTGTCATTAGATTTGGCTTGGTTTTGGGGCTGTGTTGCTTGGGTAGTTTGTGTTTTATCTTTGTACGGGTTAAATGGCAAACCGTTGCGTACGTAGTCTTTGCACATTGTTTTTGTGATTTCCTTTAGCGGCGTGCCTTGGTCACTGTAACATGTACATCCACTATTACCACCTTCAACACAACCGGCGATGTATTCAAAGGTTTTAACTTGTCTTACATTGTCATAAATGGGCTTGCTTTCAGGTTTTTCGGCTAGAATAGGTACAAAATCTTCAGGCTTAAGATTTGAATTTATATCTTGTGGACTTTTAGATTGATCAGTTTCATTGATTGCCTGCGGTTCACTTGCAGAGGAATCAGAAACAGATTGAACTTCTTCAACTTGGCCGCTACCTTGTTTATAAATCTGATAGACGTTGTAACCTTTCCAAGCCATAAAGGCAAAAATAGCTACTAAAGCCCAAACAGCAAGCGGAATGTTCTTTTTAAACTTCTGATGCTGGCTGGATGATTTGTAATATTTAAATGCTTCTTTTGGCGGCTTCCAGCTTGATGATTCAACGCCTGTTACTGCGGCAGGATTATCTAGGCTGGTAACGCATTTGTACCAGGTATATTGCTTCATACCCACTGCTTTACGCTCAAGGTGCGTATGTTTTGAAACGAGATTACGGACAAATACGTCAAGCTGACTAGGGTGTTGGGTCATCAAAATAACCGTATGGCCGTGGTGACGAAGTTCGGTTAATTCTTGAATATAAGGCGGAACAGGGCGACCGGCAGCGCGAACAGGATAGGTATAGTGCGCTTCATCAACAATCAAGACTGCACCGGTTGGAATAATATCCCGTAGAGGCGCAGACATAATTTCTTCTTCAGTGAGTTCGTGGGCGTTAAATTTACGTTTATCCAAGCCATCGATATGGCAGAAATAAAGCGGACGATCGACTTCCGTACCGTCTTCAAGCTTCATTTTAAATAAGCCGTCTTCGTTGTTCAAAATCATGGACACGACGCGTGAAGTTTTGCCAGTCCCCATGTTCCCTGTAAACAAATAAATCATAACGCTACCTTGGCATAATAAAAGTTAATTTATTTAATGTATTCATTCCAATATAAAAGCTGAATGCGCCGAATAAATAACCGAGGCCTTGGCCAAAACCACCGATTAAAAGTAAATTAAGAATATCAGACGGCATGGAATTTATGGCATTCAAGGTGTAATCTTTAAATTTATTTAGCGCAATAATATAGCCTGCATATGTTACAAACGTCATGCCAGTAGCAATAATTATTCTGACAATTAGCATTTTGAGCAAAATGGCCAATAAAGGTATAAGACCTGCAAGTAATGGCATAAGTACCTCTTATTTCCTCAACGATCCGAAAACAATAAACGCGGACATGATAATAAATCCGAGCAGAACGGCAAAACGAACTTTTTCCATAAAAACGCAGAGCGGTTCATAGCTGATTTGTACCGGCTTCCCCCAAATATTGAAACTTTTGGGTTGAGGACAGACGCCGTTTGGCGGTAGGAAATCGTCTGACGTCCATGTCCTATCATCGGTAGTTTGAGGAATACTTATAGCATCAAACATTCCCTCTTCAGGCTTGCCCATTTTGTCACAGGCTAAAATGTCTGGAAAAAAATCACAAAGTAAACCTTTTGATTCTTCTTTTTTGTCATCTTTTTTATCTTCTTTTCTTTTATCTTTATCTTTATCAGATGGATCATCATCCGGATCAGGTTTATCATCTGGACGTTTATCAGGCTTATCATCTGAATCGGGTTTATCATCAGGTTTTTTATCCGGCTTTCCATCGGGATTACCGTCAGGTTTTCCATCAGGATTACCGTCAGGTTTAGATTTAGGTGCTTCTGGGCTACCCGGATCAAGATCAGGACGCTGCGTTGTTTCAACTTTTGCAGTTGAGTTGCCATTTGAATCTTGACCGAAAGTAATGGTAATTTGAACCGGTTTGCCGTTTTCGGGAGTGAAAGGGCCAATTGTAACGACTGTACCAGCAGGGACTTTGATATTTTCTTTATATTCAGGTTTGCCAGTGCCTTCTACAAATGGCGTAGGATTTGCATCAATTGATGGGGTAGCGATTTTTAGGAATTTTTCTAAATCCAAAAGTTCTTTATCATTATGTTTTAAACGAAAGTGAATAGGAGTTCTTATATCTCCTTTAAATGAAACGTTGCATTCTCCGCCGTTAAGGTCAAAATTACATTTTTGAACTTTAAATTTTTGCCAAAAATAAACATCTTCGCCGTCATCTAAATCAAGTTCTTTTGCCCTTTTATTCCAAAATCCATTTGCAACTGACTGCATTTGTGATTCCATAAGCTTTTTAGCGTCTAACTCACTTTGACCGCCTTTTTCCATTGCACGAATTACTGAAGAATCAACGCCAAAGCAGGAAACATCTATAATTTTTCCATTTTCTTCAATCCAAATGCAATTTCGAGCAGCCCAATATTTAAAAAATTCTTCTTTGGATTCATCCCATTTATAGCCTTCTGCCTCAAGCGATGGTTTAACAGTTTCATATGCTTGGTAGGCAAAATAAGCAGCTGTACCCCAACCGCTTAAACGAGTTCCTAATGCTGCTCCTTTTTTTACCAGGCCAAATGCGCCTGAAAGTACGGCTTTTCGGGATACTCGGGCTTCTAAAGTTACGGGGACAGTTGAGGCGGATCGGAGGCCTGTGGAGGCTTCACGGACATGAAGTGATTTGTCGAATCTAGACTGATACTCTTGATCAATTCCACCACCAATAATTTTCCAAGGTCTGAAACCATTTTCATTAAATTTTTCAGTCAAAGGATAGGCTAATTTACCGTTTCTAACTTGCAAATCACCAGCAAAAGATTCAAAGCTCAAACCTAATAGAAAAATTATTGTCAAAACCCGTAACATTTATTTCACCATTTCCAATAGTGAAAACTGAATTATCTTTAAATAAAACTTCAAAACATGCCTTATTGAAATTTATTCTATTGAAAAAATTCTGACATTTATCTAAAGAGAATTTTTTCAAATATCCAGTTTCTTCTAAATATGAATAAAATACAAAAGATAAAGGTTTTTCTAAATAGAATTTAGATAATTCATCTAATTCAAATTCAGTTATATAGAAAAAATCCTTTTCATTCTTTTCTAACATAATCCTAACTTTCGTAATGGTTGCTGAAAGTTAGATTATATCGCTTCCTCATTAAAACGAACCATAACCACTTGCTATCATGTCTTCAACCGTACTGTCTTCGGGCATAAGACCGGCATCAATCAGGAAATTCAAATAATCCTGATGTTCGTCATAACCATCCGACCAAATCCTTTCCATATACTCTTCATGCGTTTCGTGATCGGGGTCGGGTTCCATAAAGTCACCGAAGCCATAATCTGCCCCGCCATAACTAGCCCCTTGTTCATACTCAAAATCATCTTCCATATCATTACCTATTTAAAAATCATCCAGCCCACCACGACCGGAACAAATACGCCGAGATAGAAATAAAAATCCATCATTTGAGAACACTTTTTAAAACGGATACGAAATACACAGCGGACATCACGCCGAATAAAAGCCAGCCTGTTTCCAAACCGCTTTTCAAATTGTCACTTGGATCGCATTTTGGTAAATCGGCTTTAATCGTCTGTCCGTTCAGTTTCCATACTGTGCCGTTGTATTCAGGTTTGATGATTTTGCCGTCTTGGGTTATTTGAGGTACTACCAAGCTGAAATAGACGTTTTCAGCTTGGCTTTGCTCAAGACATTTATTCCCGACTTA